CCGTACCCCTCGCGCACCGCGGCTGGCGACACGCCGCGGCCGCGCGCCACGTCCTTCACAAACTGCGCGTACGCGCTGTCGACGCGGTCCTGCAGCACCGCTTTGGCGTCGTCGGTCAGCGGTTCGAAGGGATTCCCCTCGAGCTTGTACTTGCCGGCCGAGATCATCGTGACGTTGATCCCTTCCTGCTCGAGCGCCTTCGACAGGTCCTCATGCACCGTGAACACGCCGATCGAGCCCGCCGTGCCGCTCGGGATGCTGATGATCTCGTCGCACTGACTCGCCAACCAGTAGGCGGCGCTCGCCGCCAGGCTGTTGATCTGGGCGATCTGCGTCTTCTGTCCGCGCAGCGCGAACATCTGCGCCGCGAGCTCCTGGACGCCGGGCACGGTGCCGCCGGGACTGTTGATGTCGTACACGATCGTGCCGATGCCGGGGTCGGCGGCGATCGCCTCGAGCGTCCGGCTGATGCGTTCGGCGGACGTCCCGCCGCTCGATTCGTCCATCCCGCCCATGCGGTGCGCGATCACGCCGCTGATCGGAATCACGGCGATGGCGCCGCGCTTCGTCACGCCAGACGACGATCCGCCGTCCCCGATGCGCGCCTTAATTTCCTCCGGCGTGAACTCGTGCCCGGCCGCGCGGAACGCGAGCACGGACAACAACTCGGCCAGCTTGGACGGCTCGATCGCCCAAATCGTGTTGGCGACGTAGCGCGCGATATGTGTGTACTTCATGACGGGTCCTTGTCGGCGTCGGGGACGCCCATCGCAATTTCGAGTTTCATCGTGGTCGGATTCAGTCCGACGTTGTAGGTCTTGTGGCAGCTCGGACAGACGCCCGCCACGCTGAGCACGATCGTGACCGCCGTGTCGGCGCCGCCGCAGTGACACGTCAGCGTCGCCGTGACCGGGATCAGCATCGTGACGAAGGTGAACGGCTGGCCGACGATCGGCGTGTTCGCCGGCGCCGCGAAGGGTGCGATCTTGCCGTTGGTGCTCATGTCAGACGTCCTTTCGGCCGCGGTGGAAGAACACATGATCCAAGACGGGCGACTCGGCCGGCGGCGTCGTCAGGGTCGCGAGCCCCTGCGCCGCCGACGTCTCCGCGATGGACGTCGACACGACCGCCGTCTGCCCCGTCTGTAGTCCCGCGCTCTTCAACCACGTCACGCTCACTGTTGCGGCCATGTCGTCTCCTGCCTGTTCTGCGTGCGGTGGGTCATGCCGCCTCCTCGAGCGCCAGCGCCGCGAGCCCTGCCGCGTAACCCGGTGCCTGCCAGAGCTCGAGCGCCACGACCCAGCCGGCGCCGTTCACAATCTGCTGCGCCTGGCTCCAGCAGTAGCCTTCCGCGTCGACCGGTGCCATCTGGAGCGTCTGCGACACCAGCGTCGCGTGCTCCAGATAGAACGATGTGACAAAGGCCGTGAACGCGTCGGCGTCGGCCGCGTGCTTCACGGCCGCCTTCTGTACGGCCGCGATCTCCTTGCGGAGGAGCCGCGCCGCGGATTCCTGGACGATCGCTTCCGCCTTCTTCCGGGGGCGGGTCAGGTCGATCGGCGCCGGCTTTCGAAGCGGCGGCGCTGGCGGTGGGTCGGCCACCGGATCGGCCGCGGCCGGTTTGCCGGTGATGTTCTGCGGATCCCGGAGCTCGTCGGCTTTCCCGCCGCGCTTGTTCTTCCCCTCGTGTCCGCGGACTTCGTCGACGGTGTAGATGCCGGCGTTGACGTACGCGACGTTGCCTTGTGCGCGCTCGAGGAACTTCGCACGGGCGATCGCATCGCGCGTGAATTCGGCGAAGAACGTCTGCGGCTTGAGGATCAACTGACCCTTGACGCCGAACTCCCACAGCGCGGTCCAACCGCCCATGCTGTAGGTCAGGAAATTCTGATCGAACTGTTCGGCGTTGCCGTAGCTCGGGTCCGAGTTCTCGAGCATCGTCCGCGGCACGCCCAGCCAGCGCGCCATATCGTCGATCGAAAACTTCCGGGAGAGCAGCATCTGGAAGTCTTCCGGCGACATCGTGCTTTCTTTGAACGTCGAGCCCTGCTCGAGGATCTTCGGCAGCCGCCAGTCGCCGGCGGCCGTGATCATCGAGAGCGCCATCCGCTCGGAGGCTTCCTTGTCGAGGGTGCCGGGGTTTTCGATGATGCCGCCGTTCAACACGCCGCGACCGAAGATGCTGGCGGCGTAGCTCTCGGTCGCCAGCGCCGTGCCGAGGCTCGTGCGGGCGTACTCGAGGATGCCCTTCCCGCCGGCGCCGCGCAGATGAAAGACTTCATCCTGCGTGAACGTCCGGGTCTGGCCCGTCTTCACGTCGCGGACGTGGAAGAGTTCACGCCCAGGAATCCGCGCCCCATTCGCGAGCGTGATGAACAGCTGCTCGGGCGTCACCAGCGTCGGCTCGATCGGGCAGAGCTGATGCACGAACCCTCGCGGGCCGGGCACGATCCAGTCGTAGGCGTGGCCGTGGTCGATGACGTCGAACATCTGCGCGCGCCGCCATTGAAACGAGTCCTGCACGTCGTTCGGCTGATCGTGCAGCAGGTCGTACAGGGGATGATCGGGCGCGGGCTGCGAGCCGCCATCGTTGGGCAGCTTCTGGTAGACCGCAAACGGCAACATCGCGAGCACCGTCGCGAGAATGTCCCGCCCGCGGTACCACGCCGAGAGTTTCTGCGCGCCGTCCTCGTCGACACGCACGCCGGCGGCGGACGTCGCCCCGGCCGGCTTGTACCAGAAGTCATCCGCCGGGCCCGGCACGCCCGCCCGCAGATCGCCGCCCGCAAAAATCCGACCCAGGACATCCATCAGGGTTTCCTTTTCCGCTGCACATACGGGTACGCGCCGACCACCATCAAGACCACACCCGCCACGACGTCGGCCGCGGCGCGCGAGAAGCCCGCGATCCCGATGTAGAGCCAGCACGCCCCACCGAGGAACGCCAGCCCGTTGACGTTCTCGAGCGCGGCCGCCGTCACCTTATTCACCCAGGACACGCACGCCTCGCGTCAGGTACACCGAGCGCTCGGCCGCCGGCGTCTTCGTCATCTTCCAGATCGCGTCGTCGAGCGCGACGCCGCCGTCGATGCGCTTCCGCTGATTGAGCTTCACCGGCCGGATTTCCCGCCAGGCGTTCTCTTCTTTCCCCATGTTGCCGATACACATCGCCATGCAGGGGTTGCCGTCGTGCGCGACGTTGACCGTGACGATCAAGGCTTCCATCAGCTTTGAGGGTTCGGAGAGCGATCGGAAGCCCTGGGGCACCTCGTCGACCAACTCCTCACCGAAATGCCGTTTCAGCTTGGAGACGACGCCGGCGGCGCCCGCCTGGTCGATCCCGATGCCGCGGATCCGGTAGCGCGTCGCCAGCTCTGCGATGATGAATTCCACGATCGCGTCGTGGTCGATGAGGCTGCCCGGCCACGTCGTGATGTGCCCGTCCTGTTTCCAATCGGGATACGGGATCTTGTCTTCCTGCGCGCGGCGGTGCAGGGTCTTCTCCGGCATCCAGAAGAACGACAGCACGTCGATCGCGCAGTCGATCGTCGGGCGGTCCGCGTCGACGGCGACACGGCTCTCGACGGCCGCCTCGTCCTCCGCGGGCTCGCGGTCGAGCGCTCGCGGAAAGATGCAGACGGCCGACGAGAGATCGATCTTGTCCGACAGGTCGAGGCCGACGAAACACGCACGGCCGGCGAGCGAGGCGCGAAACACCTCCGGCGACGTCGTCGTGGCGCACGTCGCCCAGGCCTCGGTTGTGATCCAGACGTCCCGCTGCTGGGTCCACTGGCACTGATTGAGGCGGCGCGTCATGTTGCGCTGCGAGGGCATCGCGATCGCCTCCCGCGTTTCCTCGCGGAGGTACTGCCACGAGACGGAGACGCCGAGGTTCGGATTCGTCTTCAGCCAGTGCGGGCCTTCGACTTTCCAGTCATCGCAATCGGGGCAGTCGTCGGCCGGCTGCAGCTTCCCTTTCGCGTGGCAGCGATCGCACGCGTCGAGGTGACACACGAACGCGAACCACGACTCGTTGACCAGCGTGCCCTCGAGAATCTGGCAGGCGTAGTCGTAGTACTGGAAACACACCGACTCCCGATCGA